GCTAAAGTCACACCTGTCGTCGTCACTATGGCTTCCTCACTCAGAGCTGCGATCTCCAAGATCAAGAGAGATGATGCTGGTCAACAAGTTTGCCCCGACTATGTCATGCTTCGGTCCTCTGTCACGACAAAAGTGGTGCGGAATGTGGTTGAGTACCAGATCCGTACGGGTGGATTCTTTTCGTGCTTAGCTATGCTGAGACCACTCCAATACGCTAAGCGTGAACGCCTGCTTGGACAGAGGAATTTGGAGCGTATATCGACCAGGGATATTCTCCAGACTCGTGATTTACACTCACTATGTATGCCGACTCCCGACGCGCCAATGTCTAACCATCAGGCGTCCACCATGAGAGAGCTGATCTGCAGCTACTTCAAGGTTGATCATGCTGACGGGCTGAAGTATATACCAATGGATGAGAGATACTCTCCATCATCACTTGCCAGATTGTTTACCATGGGCATGGCTGGATTGCACATCACCACTGAGCCATCTTATAAGCGTGTGCCAATTATGCACTTGGCCGCGGACTTAGACTGCATGACACTGGCTCTGCCTTACATGATTACACTTGATGGTGATACGGTGGTTCCTGTCGCTCCGACAATGTCAGCGGAACAGCTTTTGGACGATGGACTCAAGGGATTGGCGTGTATGGACATCTCATATGGATGTGAGGTGGACGCGAACACCCGGTCAGCCGGTGATCAGAGTATGGATTCTTCGCGCTGCATCAATGAATTGTATTGCGAGGAAATAGCAGAAGCCATCTGTGTACTTAAAACATGCCTTGTGCTAAATTGCATGCAGTTTAAACTCGAGATGGATGACCTGGCACATAACGCAGCTGAGCTGGACAAGATACAGATGATGATCCCTTTCAGTGAACGTGTTTTTAGGATGGCCTCGTCCTTTGCGACTATTGACGCCCAGTGTTTCAGGTTTTGCGTAATGATGAAAGATAAAAACCTAAAAATAGACATGCGTGAGACAATGAGACTCTGGATTCGTTCGGCGGCAGATGACTCCGTGGTTACGTCATCTCTTAGCATTTCACTGGATCGAGGTCGATGGGTGGCAGCTGATGTCAATGACGCTAGATTGTTGGTGTTTCCAATTCGCGTGTAATGGGTGAGTGAGCTGATGTGGTCGCCGAGGCATGTGCCGGTGTCTTGGTGGTGGGTGACGCCTAATCATC